ATTAGCTAAACTTCAAGGAAGATCATCAGGTTGGATAGGTAAAAAACCTGGTAGTGGTGGAATTAAAGTAGATGCAAATTGGTTATCAGAACCTTCAAATTTATTACAACAAAAAATTAATGAAAGAGGAACGGATGTTAAAACTTTTGCTAATTCTATTGGTAAGCAATCTTCTGTTTATTCTCACACATCAGGCGCAAGAGAAATATCAAGAGATGTAGCAATTAAATATGCTGAAAAATTAAAATGTGATCCTGTTGATTTAATGTTTCCTAAAAAAACTGTTCCTATTTGGTCTAGAGTTAATTTGTTAAAAAATGTTGAACTGGATGATAATTTTGTTCCAGGAAGATTATATTCTTATTCTGTTGAAAAAAATGATCAGGTTGTTGTTCCAAGAGATTTATATCGTGATGATATAAAAGCTATTCAAATAAAAGCAAAAGGTTCAATGTATGATAATCAAGTTGCTTTTTATTATTACACAGAAAATGTAAATAAAAGTCATATTAATAAACTTTGTATTGTAGGTACTGAGGTTGAAGCTTTTTTAGATGATAAAGAAATAAGATTTTATTTTGGATTGTACGAAGAGGTTAGAGGTAAATCTAATTTAATAAATCCTGATCCATTTGTTGAAGGTGAACAAAAAATTATTTTAAAAGATTTTGAACCAACTTTTGTAGCTCCAATTATTGCATTAATTAATCCAGAAGAAATAGTAGATCAAACAAGTTTGGAAAAAGAAATTCCTGCATCTGAAAAAATTAGAAGAGAAGAACTATTAATGGCACAATTAGAATATGTTAAAAAAATTTCAGATGAGAGAACTAAAAATTTTAATGAATTAAAAAATGCAAGCAAGGAATTTGTCGAACACACAACAAAGACTGTCAATGATGCAGCAGAAACAATAACTTTATTAACAAAAGAATTAAAAGAATTAAGAGAAAATATTAAAACAGAAAATAGGTCAAATCAAAAAGACGATTTGGTTATTCATAATTTAAAATACGATAATTTTATTGATACAATTAAAAAATTAAAAGTAGTGAAATGACAGAAGAAGAAATTTTAAATTTATATGAGTATTGGTGGAGTAAATCTTTAAATGCAGATGCAGAAGAAATTGAAAAAGAATTTGGTGTACCTAGTGATACATTAAAAAAATGGCGCTATGCTAAAGACAAATCTGGTCCTACATATTTTAAATATAACCAAACAATTAAATACCCAAGAAAGATGTTTATACTTTGGTATGCAAAACATATGCAGAACAAACAATCCGTTAAAAGCCAACCAGGACCAACTGAGATCAACCTAAAGCAACTAAGAAAATAATCATTCTACAAATCGTGTAATCGATTTGACATATAGTGTAGGCAAATTATATAGCCTCTTATATGTCTAAAAACACAGTATTAGCTGATCCACTTAACGAAGCAGCGTTGCCATTGTTCGCAACTAAACTGAACATAAATCACTTCTCACCTACTCAAGGAACTATTCCTGACGGAGCTTGGATCTACAAATATTTAGTTCTTACTCAAGAGCAAAGAAGAACTCTTCCTTCGTCTAGTGCAATGAAAGCTGGAGTAGCTGTAAATAATATTTTACAAAAAAATTTAGCAGATACCATTTGGAAGTTTGGAACTAATTACAAACTAACTCCTGTACTTAATCATAAATTAAAAAAAGAATTTGCCATCAAAGAAGAGTTAGAAGAATTTAAAAATTATACTCCAGTTGATGAAAAAGATTTATCTAAAAAAGAAAAATACTTAAACGAAATTGTAGATGTAGCTACTAATGGTTTCCTGGCGCTAAAGGAAATAGGCGTGGCTAATCTTTATACAATATCCGAGGAACAAATTTCTATTACAACTGCAACAGGTTCTCCTTGTCTGTTGCCAGTCGTTGGTAGAACTGATTTTGTTTTTGGAAAAATTACTGATGGTGCCTTATCTTCGTTCTCACCTTCATTAATAATTGAGTTAAAAACTCAATGGTCCAAACTCGGAAAAATAAAAAAAGATGGTGATCGTTCCTTTCTTTCTGTCAAATCACCAACCACGCCTAACTTTAATCATTTAATGCAATGTGCATTTTATTCTGCTTATTACAATTATACGGTTCCAGTAAAATTACTTTATTGTAACGCAACTGATTATAAAATTTTTGATAGTTCAAATTGTGATGCTTTAACTGTCGAAGGTTTAAAAAGAAATTTTCAAATTCTTTGTAAAATTTTTAAAAGACGTGAAAAACTTTTATCTATGTTTGAAGAATTACCTAAATCAGAAATAATTGAAAACGTAATTGATATGGTTGATCCTATGTTCGACCATCCATGGTGTTGGAATAATCTTGGTGATGATTTTACTAAACATGCAAAGGAATTATGGAAGGTAATTTAATGTGTAATCGAACTAAAGATACATCTGCAGTTAAGTATAATTGGAAGGAATATTACGCAGCTCACTATTTAAAAAAACAAGAAAAACTTGTGTTCAAATCAATGCTGATATTTGCAGCAATCAATTTAATTTTAGGAGGTATAATCATATGGCTGACAAGCTAGTACAGACTATTAATGATTTCAAAAAATCTTTAAATGGTCAAACCATAAGTATTCATGGAAAAGATTATGCAACAGTAGCATTAAGAATAGCTGTTGCTAGAAGAAATCTTGGTTCATCTTTGGATATTAAAGACAATATTATTTACCAAGATGACAAAAGAGTAATAGTTCAAACTGATATTTTTATAGATGGCAAACACGTTTCAACTGGTATGGCTGAGGAAGTTAGAGCGGCATCCAGGATTAATCAAACATCGGCTTTAGAAAACGCACAAACAAGTAGCGTTGGTAGAGCCTTGGCAATGCTTGGATTAACCAATGATAACATTGCATCTGCAGAAGAAGTTTCCACAGCGATAGAGCTGCAAGACAAAAAGATCCAGACTGTTTTGAAAGACCTAGAAGGTATTTCGCATGCTGGTTCTTACCAGGCGTGGATCACCACCAACAAGTCATTCTTATCGGATTTAAAAAGTAAAAATCCAATGAGCTACACCAACCTGATGGAGCGTTTCACACAAATTAAATCTAACCTAAAACAAAAAGGAGTTATTCAATAATGGATGACCAAAAAAAAGAGCGCATACAATTAGGTATCGCTATCCCAGTAAGTAATAAAGCAAAACCAAGTGCCTATGATTTAAAAGGCAGCATCATCGTAGATGGAAAAAATTATCGCTTTGGTGCCTATATGTCGGAAGCCAAAGGTAATGGCAAAATGCCAGCAGGACAAAAATATTACTACTTTCACAGAGTAGAATTAATGGAAGATGCAGCTCCTACAGTTGCTGCTTCTACTGATTTTGATCCTGCGGAGTTGGAGGCATAAATGAACTCCGATAAATTTAAATCAGTTGCGATCAACATCAAAACTTACAAAGCTTTAGAAGAACTTTCACAGAAAAAATTTGAATTGCCAATCAGCATGTCAAAGACAGTTGAGTTCTATATTCAAAAAGCTTTCGAGGATTATAAAAATAATGCGCCTAGAAAATCTGCATAAAATTATTTCTTTAATCCAAGAAGATAAATTTAATGAGTACGGTCCAGTACATCCGCAAATGCAAAAAATTGCGGATGCCTGGTCGGCATTTTTAAATACATCAATACGAGGCTGGCAGGTTCCTGTCATGTATGCTTTAGCAAAAGCGATGAGAGCTAGCCATGCCTACAAGGAAGATAATTATATCGATGCCATAAATTATCTGATGATAGCTGATGAGATCCATAGAGAAGATAGTTCGGAGTTGGAGGAAAAATAAAAATGTGCCGATGGATTATAGAACTTTCAAATTATCTTTGGAACTTAGCCATCACGATACATTTAACAAAGAGGAATGGTGCCAGGAATTGTACCAAATTTATTTAAATGAGTTCAAACGATAAAGTAATTTTATTTCCAAATCCAAGAGGTGCAAACGTAGCAGCTTTAAAACAGAAAAAAATTATTATTGAAACAGCAGGAACACTTACTTTCAAAATGGAAAATAAGACCTGGGATATTACTCCGATCTTTGACCATGAATTAGAAATTTTATCCGAATTTGGCGAAACAATAAGTTTCGCACCTGAGATAGCTTCAAGATTAATAGCCACTTTAGCTACAACCATACTCAGAAATAGGCTTGTAACAGACGAGGAATATTAAATGAAAAAGACTAGAAAAACTTATCATTCATTAGACCAAAGAACTTTCTTAGATAAAAAGACTGGTCCTTGGTGTCAGTTAGATAACAGTAATTGGTTTGTAAAAAAATACCAAGGCAAAATGCAGTTCTACCTAAATATGGCAGACAGCAAATATCAAGCTATGCCAGAGGCATGCTTTGAAAGCACTTTTACTAATTCAAAAAAATATAACGAAAAAGAAATCAGACAACAGATTTCTAAATTTGTGGAGGAACATCATGCAAGCTAAGCGATTACGAAGTGAAGCACAAAACGAATTTAATAAAATGATAGGTGCAAATCTACGATTTCTAAGAGTAGCTAAAAAATTAAGGTTACATCAAGTAGGAAAAATTTTGGATGTTCGTTTTCAACAAGTTCAAAAATATGAATCTGGAGTAAATGCTGTATCTGCCTGGAGGTTAAAGCAGTTTTCAGATTTATTTGAAGTTTCAATACGCAATATTCTTGATCCTGATTATATAAAAAAAATGCACGCCATGGAGGAGGCAAAGTTCTTTGGTGACGGTGAAGTAAAACCAAAAGATTATTTTGACGCTTACAGCAGACAAAAAAATATCGATCAACAAATGCAACGTGAAGAATATTTAGATTCTTTTAAAAGTGAGGTGATATGCCAAAAATAATAAAAGCTGATGTTATTAGAATAGTAAGCACACTTAACAAGGATAAGACTAGGTTTATATCTATCGAAGAGTTGCAAGATAAAGGTAAGCCAAAAGTGTTATGTAAAATTTTATACAATCACAGAGCAACCACTTCACATCGTATAGATTTTGGTTATCCAAAAAAAGAAAAAAAGAAAAAACTAAGCTTAAAAAATTTTATTAATAATAATAACTATCCGATCAACCATCTTAATTTAAATGATCCTACAATAAGAGGTTTAATTCATTTAAGGTTTTTGAGAGGTGGTAAATGAATGCAATCATTAAAACTATTTCTGCTTCTGCTGATCTTAAAATTGTTGAAGAGTATGCGACTGAACAAGATGCGCAGAATGGTGAGCCTGTCCAAAAAAGAGATGTCGAAGTTTCAAATTATAAAATTCAAAACGTCAAATACAAACTAAAGGATTTAATAAAAAATGATTGAATATGATGTGAAGATCACCAGGCTAAAAAGAAGGTACCAAGGCTTGGCTAGAGTAGCTGCTGCTATTAACGATTTGTATCTTTATGGTGTTTATCCTTCCAATTATCCAAACCTATCTGTTGTTTTAGAGCAGGCTAAGGATCATGTGAAGAACACTATTAAAGAAACTAAATATGAAATTGCCTTATTGGAAGATCCAAAAACGCAATACGACTTAACCGCAAACGATAACCTGGAGGAAATCAATGACCATGACGAATAGTGAATTTTTTAAAAATGTAGGAATACCAGATAGAGAAGATGAATTAAAAGATGTAAGTAAATCAGCGCTTTTGAATAGGATTATTGAATTAGAAGATGATTTAATTTTAGCTAAAGATGAAAGAGATATTAATTACAAAGAAAATTCTGAATCTTTATTAGAAATAGACAAATTAAAAAAAGATAAAAGCGATTTATGTATGGATGTGGTGGAGTTGCAGCAGCGCAATGAAGCACATTTTCAAAATGAAAAAAAACTGCTTGAAGAAAATGAAAATTTAAAAGTTTTAATTTCTCAATTACAGCAGGATGGTAAAAAACTTACTGAAGAAAATTTTGAAAATTATAAATTACTTAAATCATTAGAAAAACAAATTAATAATTATTCATCCGATACCAAAACAATGGATGATGATAACAGGCTGTATCAAATTGAAAATGAACAGCTGAAAAATCAAATTAAAGAATTAAAGGAAGATAAATAATGCTTCACTTTTCCGAAACGCCAGCTCTGACTTTCTCGAAAAATCTTTGGCATGCAGTATCAGATGCCTGGCTCTTTGTTTCTGCTGCATGTTAAAGTAATTGCTAGCGGTTTAAGGAGGACCGCTGGTGATTTATCCAAATAAAAAACCACTTGCTAGTGCAACAAAAAATAAAAAGGCGATATTTAAAATTACGATCAGCCACATAGGCATACCTTTTTTCTTTACTTGCTGATTATTTAATTGTTCTAAGACTTCTAATTTCTTTTTAAGATTTGCCATAAAGGTAAATTACCACAAAAATACCTTTTTAAAACCGCCTGAGAAGCTCAGATTTTAACAATCTGAACCTCTGACGGTGTCTAGTACCTAAATTAATTTAGAAATTATGTTGGTATTTAAAGCTTTAGATTTTTGCTCTAACCTAACATCTAAAGTTTTGGATCGAATAAGATTGTGGTTTCCGTATCGATCTCTTGTAGTTTCAAATCGTGTATGTCCAACAACTGATTTTACATAGTTAGCTGTAAGCTCAGGATTGCTAGACATGGCATCGATTAATTGAGTAGCAACTCTATGTCTAAAAGTTTTTAGAGGAGCAAACTTAAATGGACTTTCATCTACTACTACATGACCACCTTTGTAATGTATCTTTGCTAATCCATTAGCAGCATAACAGCTCCAGATCAGATCGCTGATATGAGCAGTAGCTACTGGTCCGCTGCCTCTGCTGGATGGAAATAAATAATTATTATAAGGATGATGTTGTTTTAAGTAATCAAGCCAATAAACAAAGAACTTTTTAGCAGTAGCATCTAACTCTATAGACCTACGACTACCTCTGTTTTTAGTACGATTAACATATCGGTTCTCATGACTTAACCAAGATCCTCTAATATGAAGATAACTATTTTCTAAATCCACATGAGATTTTTTTAAACCTTGCATCTCACCTCTACGCAATCCAAATAAAAACTGACAAGTTATAATTGCGAAAGTTAAAGCAGATTTAAAATCTTTATCTCTTTGGTTCAGCAAATTAGAAAACAATTTAGTAATCTGCTCATCTGAAATTACTTCAACTGCTCTCTCATATCTTGCATCATGATCTTCTGGTAAGATTGGACCAAAGCATTCAATTTTAAAATTAAGAGTAGATAGGTTTGGATTTTTTTCTTCCAAAGACATCCTACGCAAAAAGGTTCTGATGTTTCTACAAGTCCTGGATAAAGTCCTGTATGAGAAGCCAGCTTTGTGACAGTTCAATAAGAACTCTTCTAAGACAACTACATTAAAATCAGACAAAGATACTTCTGGCATGTGAGGCTCAATTCTTTGAGCGTAATCAGACCAATAGCTTTGCATGCTTTTTTTTGTATGTAATTTGCCTAATCCTGTTTCGGCTAGCCTTGCCATAGCATAAGCTTTGTATTCGCTTTTAAATGCGAAATTTAAGCCTTCTACGGATGGTTTAATGATGGTTTTAGCTTCAGATATAATTAAATTTTCTAAAGCTATTTCTGCATCCTTTTTTTCTACAAAAGGTTTGCACATAGTTTTACGGTCAGCTTTTCTTTGAATGATCCACTTACCGTCTTTTGGTGTTACACGATATTTCATGTTTTATTAAATATCTAACTCAGCTTATTTGGCAATAACTCGAAAGCAATATTGACAGTCACTCTGAATATTTAATCCATGAGTTGAAACAATATTTCTTAATCGTGAATTGTCGTGAATGATCGTGAAAAATCGTGAAATTATTTTTTCACAAATTACAATCATACGACAATACAATAAAGTATTGGAAAATAAGATTAACAGATATTCCTCCTAGTTAATTGTTAGGAAGAAACTCTGAGTTGAGGATTTCCGTACCGTGACAGGCAGGCGCTCTAACCAAGCTGAGCTACACCCCCAGGTATATTTCGTGAAAATTTCCTAGGATGCAACTAGGTACTGTCACTACTCATCGCTTCTTCAAATCCTATATAGCATAAGATTAGGAAAATCCTATAGATAAAATTCACGAAATTTTTGAAATAGATTTCACGGAAAATAGGATTATATTTGAAACATGTTCAGCATAAAAATCGTTAGTTCTAAAGAAACAAAAACTATGACCTTAGATGAGGAAACTTTAACTAAGCACGTAAAAGATTTTATAGTCTTTCAAGCAAAAAAATTAGGACAGACTACTACTGTAGTTATTAATAATGGTGAGAGTTATACTTGGCATATCAAGTATTTGGCAAATTAGGTAGGTACGCCAGGTCATGCGAATATAATTTCGTTAATCCTGGAGCAAATATGGAAGGAATTTAGAGGTAGATTTGCTTAGATTTCTTGGTTCCAAGCCTATTATACAGCTCTTCCAGCTTTTTATTTAATACTGGCGCTGCCTTTATTTTTTCTTTTTTCCGCTCTTCTTTTTCTTTTTGAAGGCGGATTTGTTCTTCTTGTTGTAAGCGTTGTTTGAGTACATGCTGCTCCTTTAAATGGTTAAGATATTTAGTATGACAATCTTTAGTAGGCTCTTGTCCTACGTACTGTTCTCTACAAAATATTTTTTTATTAGCTGTTGCTATAAAGTATTGATTAGGCTCACCGCACCAATCGCATTTTGGCGTCATGATCCTAGTACGCTTTTTGCGCATTAAGTCCTCCAGGTTATTATTGAAAATTAAATTCTGCCTTGACCTCTGTAGGTGTTGCGATCTTTTTTCGAGTGTCTGCCTTTTCTCTTACGTCTTTTTTTTGGCGTAAAAACAATACCAACTTTTTTAGCCATCTTTCTTATTAGCTAAAGTTCGTGCAATACTTTCACCTGATCTTCCAACCACATAACCACCAAGACCAATCTGTAGTAATGTCCAAACATCCCCAGGCAGTTCAAAAGTAATAATCGTTCCTGTAAATAATTTGCAGACAGGACCAAGTATGTAATTCCAAATTAAAATAAATATTAAAACGTACATTAAGGTTGGTCGCCATCCTGCAACAAACCAATTAGCTTTGGCTTCAGCTTCAACAATAGATGCAGCTGCTTTTAATTCTTCGGTTCCTGATTGTAGTAATTGAGTATTAAGTTGAGCTTTTAATTTTTCGGCAAGGTCTTTATCTGGTACTGCTTTATCTACTGTAGAAAAAAGCATTTTAGCTAAAGGTGCAATTATGTTTAAGGCAGGTATCATTGACAATCTCTCATAAGTTCAGCAAGTGCTTCGCATCGGTTAGGAGTTTGTTTCCTCCAGGCACTTTGCAACATTTGATTTGCGGCTTCTAAAAAATCTTGTTCTTTTAAAGCTTGGATCATGTTTTTAAATTTTTTAATTTTATTACCAAGCTGGAAAGCCATTTCGATAAGCACACCGTAAGCTTGCTCAGGTATTGTTAAAACATTTTCTTCACACACCTGGTCGGCAATCTTGACAGCGTTTTTAAAATCTAATTCAAATAAATATTCAAGCTGCTCTTGAGGATAATCAAAACCAGGAACAAAAGGTTCACCAGGTCTAACGAGATGACCGTAACCAATAGTAAAATTTCCAAGCGTGTCGGTATAGACTTGGCTTTTATATCCTTCGTGTTCTTTAATTCTTTTTTTTATTTCCTGCATTAGATAATGATTTGACTTTGCCAAGCACTCTTTTGGTTTGACGATTGAAATTCACATAAAAATTTTTAACTTTTAATTTCTTCTGAATTTCAGTCAGCGGTCTTTTTCTATGTCTTAATGGATGATCTGCTTTAGCATCAAAGAAATCTACTTTGCCTGTATGGATATTTACTCTTACAATATCGATAGGACCTACTCCATTTACGTTAGTAAATAATAAGTGGTCATCATCAAGTAACTCAAGCATAGCAGTCAAATGAGCTGCAATACCGTTATTGTAATACTTCACTATCCGATAAATCTAAAAAGCAAAGCAAGCACTTGACCTGCTACCAAAACACCAACTGTTGCAACTATTTTTAAAACCAAATTTACTTTTTGGTCCAAATGCTCCAGGTGATTGTTTTGGATAGTGTCAAGTCTTTGATTAATTAAAGCAACCTCTTTATCCAATTTCTGGATAGTTACTTCTATTTCAATCATGTTTTATATTATCTTGAGAAAGAACATCTTTAAAAAAATCTGACCAAAATTTTGTTACCTTCTTATTAAAAGAAAGCATATTGTTTTTGATAGTTTTATAATCAAAAGGATCTTTCCAATCTTCGAAAAAATTTCCGAACATTTTTAACTCCTATAGTTGTTGGTTAGTATTATGGATAAGCTAGCTGCTTATTAAATTCCTTTGCGCCAATTATTAAAATTAGCAATTGCATTTTGCATCGGCTCTTTAAATTTATAGCCAAGACAAATTCCTAGTATGACACCTATGACAAACATAGTTGCTCCTTTGTTATTAAGATTTGTTATTAAAATTTAGTATTAAGGTTTGACAGGAAACATTACAGATTTGATTTGCTCAACTGTAGTTAATCCTTCAGTTATATCTCTTAATGCTTGTCTGTATGCAGACATTTCTGTAGATAAGGTTTGGTCAGATAAAGCATGAAAATCTGTATCTGCTAATAGTTTATTTCTTTTGGCTCTTAATTCATCTAATGCCA